TTTATTGTATAAGGAGCAAGAACTTTTTGTTTGGCCATTACGCCTCCGATGGTAATACTAATTCAACACCGTATTTGTTATTAAACATATCAACATCTTGTTGTGATTGTATCATAGCAAAATCTTCCATTGCTTCAGCACTATTTGCAATCAAAGTTACAATGTCATCTGTAATACTCTGTGGTAATCTTGTTCTTAATGTATCGTAATCTATGTTTTGTAATTCTTCTGGCATTTCTTGAGACTCTTGAGGTCCTTGGTCCATGGGCATTTGACCTTGTGTTTGTGCTGCTTGCATAGGTTCTCCACCCATTTGTAAACCAACTCTACCACCCGTAGCAAATTGATCTTCAAAGTATCTAATAAATTCTTGGTATGCATCTTTATATAAATTAGGATCATTTTCTCCTTCAGGATATTTATCTGTATCTTGAACTAATCTTTCCATAATTGTACGAACCATTCCTTTAACAAATTTATCTGATTTTAATACAGCTGCTGCATACGGACTTTGTTTTTTAATACTTGCTAATTGTGCTCTTGAAATTTGTAAACTTTGTTCTAATTCTTTTCTTTTTTCTGGTGTTAAATCTGGAGATTCTAACTGACTTGTAGTATTATTTATATCAGTAATGTAATCTTTAATCATCCTAGCTGTGTTTTCTTTATCAAATATTTTTCCAGAAGTTCCTGACTCTGCTTCTGATGCAAGTATGTCTGATTGACCTTCCATCATAGATTTAAATAGATCTGATTCACTTGCATATCTTTGTTCTGCTGCAGATTGTTTAGCTGCCATAAATTCTTTGTATGGACCTTTAGATGATGTTGCAAGGTCAGCAAATATATTACCTGATGTAGGTCTTGATGCTAAATCTAACCCCATACTAATTAAAAAATCATTTGTGTTAGTGCCTCTAGGTTTATAACCCATTGATTCTGATGCTCTTCTCATATCACCAATAGTTGCGTTTCTTAAAAAATCTGCCATGTTCATTTCTTCATTAAATTTTTTAACGTTTTGATCTGATGCATCACCTGTCCCTTGATATTGTTGTCTAGGTGCTTGTAGTCCAGATGTAATACCTTCACCTGTTGATCCACCCATTCTAAACATCGGTCTTCTTAAAGTTCTATTCATTAGTTACCTTTACCTGTAACGTTACCGTAAATACCGCCAAGAGTTGATCCTACTCCAAGAGCTGTTGCTAATGGACTTGCACTGCCTTGGTTTTGGAATTGATATTGAGGTCCCATGCCACCCATTAATCCCGTTAGACCTGATCCTAAGAATCCAAGTCTTTCGTATGGTTCGTATAGTCCCATTCTTTCTTTTTCTCTTTGTGCATCTATGTTTGCTTGTGCAAAAGCTTGATCTGCGGCGCCCACCTGACCCACTCTTGCTATATCTGTTCCTTGGAATCCTTGTAGTGCTCCACCTAATCCTTGTTGGAATTGTCCTAAACCTAATTGACCTTGTGCTAGACCTGCTTGTTGTCCTGCCATTGCACCTCTTTGACCAGCAAAACCTGCTTGTGCTTGTGCAAGCGCTGCTCTTTGACCAGCCATACCTGCTGACTGACCTGCTTGTTGTGCCTGTGCAGAACCTAAACCAAGTTGTGCTTGACCTAAACCTAATTGACCTTGTGCAAGTGCTGCTTGTTGTGCAGCTAAAGATCCTGTTGCTTGACCTAAACCTAATTGACCTTGTGATAATGACATTTGGTTCTGTAAATCTGCTTGTCTTGCAGCTTGTGCTTGACTAAATCCTTGTGCTAATAATTGTGCTTGTATCGCTGCTCTGTTTTTATCTGATGCTGTTTGATATTCTGCTTGCATAACACCTTCACGACCACCACCAAAACCACCAAGAGCTACAGCTTGATCTGATATAGATTGTTGTTGTGCTTTTGCTTGTTTATCAAATTCTGCAAGTGTTGTATCAATAACTTGTTGTTGGTAGGGTGACATGTAAGAAGACAATGATCCTGCTCCTGTTCCTGCTCCTGTTCCAGTTAAACCTGCTGCAGCTCCCAATCCTGATTGTGCTGCACCAATAAATGGAGATACTCCACCAAGTGTAGTTCCTGCTTGACCTAATCCTGTTCCTGCTGCACCTATAAATTGTCCTGCTCCTGCAGTGGTTGTTCCTGCTGCACCAAGAGCTTGTTGTGCTCCAGTTAATTGTGTGCCAGCAGTTCCTAATGTTGTTCCTGCTCCTGTTAATTCTTGTCCTGCAATTCCTAATCCTGTTTGTGCTAAACCTAAACCAGTTCCTGCTGTACCTGCAGCTTGTTGTGCTGCTGTTACAAATGGTTGATATGATCCAATACCTGAACCTGTTAATTGTGTTGCTTGTTGTTGTAATGCTGTTTGAGGTGCAACCTTCGGTGCCATTGCTGATATTTGTGCACCTGTAAATGGCGTTGCTGCCAATGCGCCCATGGCATCAGTATATTTTTCTGATAATGCCTCTATCTTTGGGTTAAATAAATTTCGTTGTTCTGTTGCCATATTTAATCCTTAATTAATCCCATTCTTTTATGTGCTTGATGGTAACGTTTAGTTTCTTTTTTATAATTTTTTTTGCCTACTTTACCTTTTACTGTAGAACCATCTTCTGGCATTTTTAAATTTACTTTTTTAAATTCTTTGTTAGGTGTTTTTTGAATATTTTTTAATTGATTTTTTAATATAAAATCTGACGGAGTTTTAATAGTTTTTTTTGCACCACCTGTAGTAGCACCTTTTATTATAGCTCCCATACCTTTTGTAAACAACATTATAAAACCTCTTCCAATCTTTGTGATGTAGCAAACATTTCTCTAGCACCTTGTAACCCTTGTGATTCTTTCGATACCTTACCGCCTGCTTCTAAATTTTCCATCATGTTTTCCATGATCTCTGCTCCTTTATCTATATCTCCGCCTCCTGCATTTCTAACAGCATCTGCAGTAAATACAAACTCATTTTTTGATAATCTTGCTGGCACGTCATCTGCTCTTTCCTTACCACCGATAGCTACAAAGCCACCTTCGTTTCTATAATCTTTTTCCATACCACCCATGTCCATCATTCCACCTTCTTGGGCCATGATCCGTGGTTGTTGCATACCCATCATTCCTCTATTCATCATAGGGTTTCCTCTTTGTGCCATCATTTGTTGCATTCTAGGATCCATCATTGGTGGTCTCATTGGCATTTGATTTGGCATTGTCGGTGTTGCTTGAGGCATACCTGTAGACTCATCATCACCAAATGATTGTACATCTTGACCTTCTAATTGTAATGTTACTGGAGGCATACCTGCGCTACCGCCTTGTGATAACTTTTGATACAAAGCACCTAATGCTTTTTGTCTAAAATTTTCATCGTCATCGTCATCACCACCATCTGCAAAACCCATACGTCCACCGTTAGCTGCAAATTGAACAAAATTTGTTGGAATGTCTGCAAAGTTTCCACGTTCTTCTTCTAGTCTTCTTTGATAGTCAGCCATTGATTCATCTTCTCTTTTATTATTTATATAGTTTGTATATAAACCAGACAATCCTGATATACCTGAAATTGTTGCAAAAGGATTATCTTTCATAAAACCCATTGCTTTTGTAAAAAAGTTACCACTTGGATCAGCTGCTGTTTTAAGTATATTGTCACTAACAGTGCTTTTAATTGCATTATCAGATAAAATTTTGTTTGTTGGTGCTTTATTAAAAAAAGATGCACCAGGAAGATTTGCCATTTTAAACCCAGACATACCTGCTCTTTGTAAACCAAATAAATTACCACCACCCATATAATAACCACCTAATGCTAATAGTGCCATCTTACCTAATGGACTCTTAGCTATTTTCTTAAATCCTTTAAATACTTTTTTAAATGGTTTCGTAATTGACTTAACAAGTTTACCTAAGAAGTATCCTTGTCTAAGATCCGCGATCCCTCCACCAGCGTAATTAGCTCTACCACCATTTGCTAATGTAATTGTTGGTGTGCCGTAAAAATATTGACCAGCGAAAGCTGGGTTAGTGTAACTTGAAGTACCACTTAGATCAACAAAGTCTGTTGGAATATCTGGAAGTCCTCCTTCACCACCGGGTGGTGTTCCAGTTCCAGGTTGTGTTTGTTGGCCGCCGCCTCCGCCGCCTCCGCCGCCACTTGATCTTATTATAGGGCCTGGTGTATATACTCCGTCTACAAACATTTGATCATAAGGTCTATAAACATTTTCAAAATCTTCTTGTGTTATATTATCTTGACCCATAACTCCAAATTGTTTTTTACCTACTGCTAAATCTTTACCTTTGAGTCCGTAACTACTCATGTCATAATCTACAGCAAAAGGATCATCCATATCAGGTTCACCAAATGTAGTTTCTCCTGCTCGTGTAATTTGATTTAAAAAATCTTCATCTTTAGGATCAAGACCCAAACCTAATTTTTTGTTTAGTGATTTTGCTAAAGTTATTTTAGCAGACTTAGTTCTAGCTTTAGCTATTTTTTCAAAAAAAGATTTAGTTTGTGCAGTTTCTTTTTCCTCTTTATCTTTAGCTGCTTTATCTTTAGCTGCTTTATCTTTAGCTGCTTTTTCTTTAGCTGCTTTTTCTTCCGCTGCATTTGTTGCAGCTAACTGATCTGCCGTTACTCTATTTTGACCTGGCCCTTCTCCTCTTACATTAGGATCATTAGATCTAGATACATCTCCACTGTCAAAATCTTTTTGACTACTAAAACCATAGTTATCATATTCAGGATAAGCAGGTATCCCTTCTTTAGTCATAGTCTCTTGACCACCTAAAGCTTTTAGTTTTTTAGCTTCATTAGGTGTAATGTAAGCTAACATATGGTCTTGACCTTTAATTTTTTTATTATTCATAATACCACCATCAGCAGCCATGGCTCGTGGGTCTTCCATCATGCTACCAATACCTTCTTCGTTAGAACTCATTTGTGCTTCTGCTGCAATCTGTTCTAANAATTGTTGCATGGACATTGGCTCTAATCCTTGTTCAAGCATGTCATCAACATATGCATCGTACTCTTCTTCTAGTTGAGCCATCTGCATCATTTGTATTTGTTGTGGTGATTTAGGTCCTTCATTACCTGAGTAGGTAATTTCTGGTGCGCCTGTATCTAGTGATTCTAATCCTGTTTTCATATAATTTTTTAAGTTAGTTTAAAAGCAGGATTTTAACCTGTGGGTTTCCTATATTACTTGTTTTTGTCAAGTAAATCAAGCCTATGTTGTAACAGTTCTTTTTTGAACTTCTAATGTAGATAGGACCACATGTAGTCTGTTTGCCGTAGCAGCAGTTACTTTTAGTATTTCACTCTCCTCTAATATCAAAGGATTTGTTAATAATTCTGTAGTGCCATTAGCAGATATGGACTTTGTTTTAAATAAATTAAATACATTATCACTAGCATCAGTGATAGTAATTGTAACTGTATCACCACTACCAGAATCATCAGACACTAATATAGATTTAACTATAGCGGTAGTGGCCGTTGGCACCGTATATAATGTTGTAGCGCTAGTTGTAGTTAAATCTACTTTTTTATTTTTAAATGTATTAGCCAAAGAAAAAAGCCTCCGCTTCTGCTTCGTCTTTTAGATCTTGTTGATAAGTTGTATTTAATTTTTGAACAATACTATCTACATCTCTTACAAACGATTGTTGTATTTGTTGATCATATTCTTTATTAGGTTGTGTTAATGCTTGTACTATTCTTGCCATTATCTTCTACCATCCGGTTGTATATCTAATCTAAATGTACCTAGTTTCCAAAACTGACTTGTGCTTGTGTTATCTATTTTTAAAGATATTGATCTAGCTCTAGCTCGTGTGTCTATTTTATTTGTAGAACTTGATATACTAAAAGGACCTAGTGTAGAACTAGCTTGTGTTTGATTAGGAAAGTCTCTTAAATTTAATGTAATCCTAGTGTCTCCTGTTTGTGATAAAAAATCTGGTAGCACTCTTCTTATTTTCATCATAAACTCACCATCACCTTGTAATCCTTGTTGACCAATATCAAAGTCACCAGATTCTATACTTGCAGTAATAGATGTAGTTGCACCTTCTCTTATTTGATCTAAACCTGTTTCGTGTTCATAGTAATAACTAACACCATCAGTATTTCCTTGAACAAAAGTAGCACTTCCAGATGTACCATTAGAACTTGTATCATATTCTGTTGCATGAGGTTTACCAAACACAGCAGAATCTTGCCAAGCACTTCTTGCTAATGTGCCTGTAGTCCAAACGGGTCTATCTGGTGTTGAGTCTAAATAATTATAACAAACCATTCTGTTAACTGTATTTGATCCTGAGTTAGGATAAAACCACATTACTTCACCAAACAAATTATTTAATCCTGCATTGATATGTTGTTTTGGAATTGTATTAATATCATCGTAAACATGATCTTCAACTAAGCATGGTAATGATTCTAGTTTACCTGTGTATCTAAAAAAACCATTTTCTGACATCCAATACGCAGTACCATCAACTTCAACCGCTGCATTTTTTCCTATCAATCCACAGTTTGTACCAACTTGTTGAAATGAAAAAGTAAAAGGAGATCCTACAAAACGCATAATAAACAAAGCAGTATCAGTCCAAACATAAATAGCATCCCGTCCTCTAATCGCTCCAACAATTTTTGATCCATCTGCAAGTCTTTGTGTACCTGCAGTATTAATTGCACTTGGTGCATAAGCATCAGAGCCATCAATATTTTCTTGATCAGAAAATCTTATAAACATTTCGTCTTGTGTAGATTTTGTGCCAATAGTTGTTTCTGTTCCAAAAAATATTAAGTGTCTGTCCGGTGTAGATACTAAACTAAATGCAGAGGATGTTGGAGCATTAGCTAAAATTGTTGCTCTAGTTGATGTTGCACCTATGGGATCAGAATCCCATTCAAAAGTTTCTCCACCAAATATAGTTGCAATAAGTTTGTTACCAAAATTATCTAATGACCATAAACCTGGTGCTGTTACAATATCTCCAGATGCTGCAGCGTTCCATGCAAAATAATTAGATGCATCTGTAACGGTTGCACCAGAACTATGTATTGCTGCTGTTGTACCGTTGGCACCTCTAGTTAAACCCGATAACGTACCCCCACTATTTCCCGTATATGTAATTAATTCTGAACCTATAATAACTGTTCCTGATGATGCAAACGATGTAGAACTAGCCATAGTTAAACTTGTAGCTGATGCATTTATTCCTGATGATAATGTCGATGTAAACTGTCCTTGTTTTACACCACCCCATGATCCAAGACCCCAACCTGTTGTTGCAACTTCAACTGCTGGTCCTACAGGATAGTAATGTTGAACACGAATACCACCTGATGTAGATGCACCTGATCCTGATTCGTTAGAAGACATGGTAATAGTTATAGTTGTATCCGTTGGTATACTTGTTACCATAAATTTTTTGTCTGTAAAATCACCGGAAACAAAATTAGAATTTGTAATACTTGTAAAACTATCTAATAATATAATATCACCTGCACTCATATTATGAGCAGATGAAAAAGTTAATGTTACAACTGCAGAACCATTAGTTGTTGTAAAAGCTGATGTTAAAGTTGTTGTAGTTTTGATTGGGTGTATGTCGTAAAAAATACCACCGGAATAAGCATACAATATTCTATTTGTACCTAACGCTGCATACTTAATACCTGAAGCATTTACAAAATGATGAATAGCTGTGTTACGTCCAGTTAGTTCAATAGAACCTAATTGTGCCCAACCACCTATTTTTTCTGGTGTGCCATATCTAAACCTAACATTGTCACCATTAACCCATTGGCCTTCGCCACCGGTCGCTGTAACTTGTTTATTAAAGCCTGGTGCAAACTGTACTTTTTGTAACATAGTGTATTCCTATGCTCTACTACGGTTTAGTTGGCCATGTAGCGTTTTCACATTTTTCAACAGTATCTTTACCATCAGGTAAATCTCTAAGAGCTTGTCTGTAGGTTTTCATATCAGATGATATAGCATTCCCTTTTTCAAGTTCCGATGTAATTTCCCAATCAGATGCTGTTAAAAGACGATCTCTCTTAGATCTTAGATCCGCTAAAGCTCTAGCAGGAGCTGCGTTAGCCCAAGCCGCTTCTTCATTGTCTCTAGCTGTCTCTTCAGCTGCTGTAAATTGTACTTTGTTACCGTTTATATTATGATATCTTGGCATAGTTTTCTCCTTTGGTGTTATGTATCATCTTTATAGAATTCCGTAAAGGCAAATATCTCCAGCGTCTATGTTGCCTGTATTCATGGTAAACTGCACTGCATCAATTGCTGCAGTTACATTACAATATCCAGCAGCAAAACAATGATTAGCAGCTGGAGCATCGTGTGCAGATGATATTTCAGATATAAAATGTTTTACAAAAGTTGTAGAACTTGGATTAAATAAACGTAAATATCCACCAAGACACTCATCGTTGTCATAACCAACTGCTCCATTTAGTTTAACGGGATCTGTGCTTTGTGCTTGATCTATAGCAGCTTCATATTGAAGAACTGCTGTTCCATCTCCCTCCTCATGATAACCATTAAAATAACTTGTTGTTGTAGTAGCATCATAGTCTGTACCACCATCTCTAAAACCAATTCTAAAATGTCTTCCATCATTTTGTGGATGAATATCTTTAAATGTAAATAAATATTCTTTATAAGTAGAATCCAACACTACATCAGAACTACCATTAACAAAACTTAAAGTAGAACTAGAACTAGCAGTCAACTTTTTAATAAACACCATTGATCCAGTGTGTATAGATCCAAAGGCTGATACCGATCTAACTGCTCTATCATTAAGTGTAACTATGCTCATTATGAATCCTTTATTCCATATAGTTTTATTGTACCAGAGTCTATATTGCCACTATTCATAGAAAACTGAACTGCATTTACTACTGAAGAAGTATTCATATATCCACCAGAATATGAATCTAATGTATATTCATGGTACATATAATTATTTGTTCTTGCTATAAAATGTTTTACAAAAGTNGTAGATG